CTGTGTCATTGTTTGGGCTGAAACGAATCGCTTCGCGCCGTTAAAGCCGAGACCATCTTCGCGAAGACCAGTTTGCGCACGATTTGTGCTTCGCATAGTCTTCTGGTGACTTGCTCTTGGGGTAGCACCCGACATACCCTGAGCCCGTCCCGCCATGGCTGGGAGACGACTTGGAAGGTGTGCCGTGGTTTCTGGTTTATTATGTGTCAGTTGACCACCAACCGAAGCTCGGCCACCGCCGATATCACCGGCTGGACCCGAACGGCCTGGGAGTGTAGTGAGACGGTATTCACCAACGTTAATTGGATTCACTCGGAATAACTGTTGGAAACCGCCCTGAGATGGAGTATCTGCGCCCACACCCAAGCCAGGGCCAACCATTTGTTTCTCGATTGGCGAAAGGTTATTCATACGACCAGTGTCAAACATTCGGTTGCGCATGTCGAGAATCTCCTGACCACCACTTCGTTGTTGGCGACTAATGTCGGCGAAACTTTCCATTTCTCTCTTTTGTGGTATCTCCACTTGTGGTTCAAACTCTCGTTCTTCGAATCGTGGAACCGGGTTTTCATCATATGTAACTTGTGGCTGTTGAACAACTGGCACTGGTTGTGGTTGTGGTTGTGGTTGTACTTCGGGCTTATTGCTCAAAGTCCTACCAACGTAAATTAAACCAGCGACGGCTGCAAGTGAAATAGGATCGGCCATTCTTATTTTCTAGTAACATTTTTATTAGCGTATCTTTGTTGGAAGAGTCCGTTCTGGAGTTCCGCACGGGTACTTTCTGGCTCATAACTCAATGTGCGAAGGGGGACCTTGCACTCCATGTTGGAGAGTGGGAATAGGTTACGCTCATATGTTGGAACGACAACCTTGTTAAATCTAGAGGTTGTTTGGGGACGAAGTTGATCACTCACATCAATGTATTGCGCTGGAGAACCCTTACCCGCCATGTATGGAGCTGTGCCATAGAGCATGGTATTTGGCCGACATCCACCACAATTGATGGAACTGGGCTGAGGGTACACGAAGACTTCTTCCGTCGCTTTCACTGCTGGGAGAGCACCCGAATTCTGAACGATCGCAAGACCAGGCTGAAGTTGGTATGCCATTTATTATTACATAAGAATATTTATAATCTAAGCTGGGCCAATGCCATGACCTCTATGAGAAACTCGGCTATCACCCGCTGGATCAAGTCCGGCAAACGCTTCAAGCTGAACACCACGGGCATTTGGATTACACAATTCTGGGTTTGATCTACAATCACGCCCATTTTTTGGTCCGTAGCACCATTCCGCGAATGAAGTTTGGTCGCCTGGAATCTTAGAAACTGGTGAAGTCACAAACTGACGAGCAGCGGCGTTGCGCTGATACATTGGATGCGCCGAACGAGAACGCCCCGCATCATATGGAATACGGTCGTCCAACAAACTCTTCACGATTGGCTTCACAGTTGGATAATAACAGGCTTCAAGGCGGTTAGGCGCATCTGTATAATCCGTAATGAGAACATTGCCCATTGGGTTATCTAATGTTGGCATCTGACACCCATTTATGTCGCCACTTGAAGCCATGCCATATGTCTCTTTAACCATTTTTGACTTATACAACACATAAAGAACACCCAAAACAGTGCCACCAAGAACAAAAATTCTTGGGTCACGGCGAATGAGATAAATTGTACAGCATGCATAGATGACAAAACGGGAAGCTGCGTTAATTCTGTCTTCTGGAGTTTGATCACGGTTTGGCCAGAACTGGGAAATTCTATCAGCCCGAATGAGTTGCTGAGGATCGTCAAACCAAGCCTTCATTTAGTATAGCTTGAGGTTTATTTTTTAGCCATGCCCCCAAGCATGCTGCCCATCATCTTCATCAGTGCGTCTTGATCAATCTCACCACCTTCAGTCTCCATCTTGTCAGCACAATCCTTGGCGATACCTTCAATGAGATTGAGGGTTTCGGCTGGAATGGCAGTAATCGTAGTACCGAGCATATAGAGTGTTTGGAGATATTGCCATGTCGCAGCCTTAGTATTGGCACTCATACGAGACCAATAACTCTTGATGTTGAGATCCTTAAGGAATTCAATCTTTTCAATTTCCTCGAGAAGGAAAGATTCATCCTTCGCCGAGATCTTATCGGCGTAAGGCGTGACACCCTTCATGAATCCATCAACAATGAGTCGTGGGTTTGTTGTCTTGAGTAACTCGAAAGAGGTAGTCATCTTCTTAATTCCGGTTTCATCTGGAAAAGTCTTGTGCAATTCCACAAGAAATTGGGAGAGCATGTCGTTAAACGCAGTGACAGACGCCATTTTCTTAATTTTAGGGCTAAATCTTTAAGTTTAGAAAGGTTCGCTAGAGATGGTCTCTCTTTGTCCAAGACCATTCGCGACAATAAAGTAGACAAGGATCGCGTTGAGCACAGCTGGCTTGGTATATTTGTTCAATTCCAACTTACCTTCGTTGTTGAGTTGAGCCTTTACATGAATGTAACCAGCAGTTATGGCTCCTGCGATAAGAGCGGCACTCACGGGATCTCGGAGATATTCGGATAGATCTTCCATTTAATTATACGCAGTTTTTTTTACACGCTGTTCTGGGGCATCTCCAAAAAAGACACCCTCATCTTCAGGTTCTTCCATGACATGTTGTTCCATAGGTTCATCTTCTGGTTCTGGAGCTTGAACACCTGGAACTGTCTTGAATTCATTTTCAAGACCCGTGGGTTGTAGAGGTTCTTCCTCCGCGCCCATCATTGGTTCATCTTCTGGAAGTGGTTCAGGCTCTGGTTCAGGTTCTGGGAAGTCCTCTGGACCATCAAAAACATCGGGATCTTCACTATCGTGGACTTGACCATCAAGATCAATATCACGAGAATCTTGTGACATGTAAGTTTGAAGAATCTCCTGGACTGGGATGAGCTCCTTCACAGTGACTTCAATACATTGGGAGAATCTTCGGGTTAATTGTTCATCTCTCACATATTCACTTTGTTCTTCGTGGAAAACATATGGATCTTTGTAGAGATCCTTCGCCACATTATTGTAACAGGTTTGAATGAAAACTTCGTTGGTTGGAAGCTTGAGGCTGATCTTCTTGTTATCCGCCTTGAGACGAACCGCTGAGAGAATCTTGGTACACGCAACAAACACAGCTGCCAAAAGATCATTAAACCAAGCACAACGGTTCGCGATGTTATCACTGTGTTGCTTGGACATGGCGTTGGACCAATTTGGAACTTCCTTGAGAAGTTTTTGGAACATAATGAGAGTCTTTCGCCCCTTTGAGATTTTAGTCGCTTCGTCGTACATATCCTGGAAAACTTCAATCATAGGTGGACATATAATATTGTATAACTGCCCAAGGTACTCCTTGCGAGCCTCGACTAATATATTGAGATTGTCCATTTATCATTGAGAGTGTTTTTAATAACCACCTTCCTACGCACCTCTCCTGTACCTATCCGCCATCTTCTTAAGGTTCATCAAATCTGGAAACTCCGTTTCATCATGTTCTTCAACCTTCTGTTTTACCTTTTTCGGTATAACCCATGAGACATACATATCGTAGTCGCCCACGAGCCTCACATCAAAACCACCCAATTTGAATTGTCGCGCGACATACCTCGCAGCCGCACCCCTATCAAATGTGGGATACCCAATCACAAATGTTGGAACTGTGAGAAATACCTGCTTATGTCCCAACTCCACAGACTGTTTAATCTTACGAGAAAACTGTTCATATACTCGTGTGTATATTTCCTTTCTGATCTGTTTTCTCTTCTCATCAATTTTCGTTACATCATTGATGCTGATCATTATAATTGCTTCAATTTATTTTTAGCCATTTCTAACTCACCTTGTGTTGGTACGGCCTTTTCCTTCACAAGTTCATACTTCACAAAGTCTTGACCACCCCGACTCTCAACAAATGGTGAGACATCGGAGACTGTCTGAACATCAAGTGGTTGCGAGCGAAGGGACAACAATTTAACTGTGCCGTTCACAACTTCAAATGTCGCAACAACGGAGAAACCAAATGCGAAACCGTTATTTTTCACAGTCATGAACATGCATTCGTAAATACTCTTGCCATCTCCGACAAATTTCTTAACCGCGGTTGTTTCAATAATGTATGTACAAAGACCTGTACGCTTTGAAATTTCCTGATTCGCTTGAAGAACGAACTCTTCCATCATATTGTTATCAATATCAGCCTCCGCCTGACTGTAACCACTGAGGTCTGGACTGGCGTCATCAAAGCGGACGGATCCCACTGGCTTCTTGTATGCTGAGAAACCAAAAACTTCGGTGAATGGTTCACGGTTGGTTGTGAGCAACAGGACAATCACAAGAAGGATGACTGTCAAAAGTAACTTCATCTTTACTACTATGCGTTAATTTTTTTTTACAAAATACCCTATAGATATTAGATGTCGCTGCTGATATATAGCCCCAGATGCAAACATTCAATGGAAGTCATTGACTATGTCAACAAACACCCACAATTGAAACAGCTTGTGAATTATCACAATATTAATACCCAGGGTATTCCACCGGCATACCGTAACAAGATTACTCGCGTTCCAACTATGTTAACAAAGAATGGTAAAATTTTAGTTGGGAATGAAATTAAAAATTGGTTGGATTCACTTCTTCCAAACAAAGAAGTCACGAACTGTGGATTTGGTGGAGGGTGTTCAATGACGACACTTGATGGTGACGATAACGAGGCTGATATGTTTTCATTAGACAACTATGGACAATCTCTCCAACCTGCGATGAGCCGAGAGCTTGAAGAAAAGATTAATCGTGATGTGAGTAAGGGTGTCGCATATTCCGAACAGATTTAAAGATATAACGCAGTATTTTTAGTAATATGAGACTGGTTACTATTCAAGCCTCAGCCATCAAATCAACATTTGAGGTGCTCAAGGATATCCTCAATGATGTGAATATCTACTTCCGTCCACAGGGTATGTATATCGTTACCCTAGATACCGCGAGAACATCCCTCATTGATATGTTTTTATCGGCCGACAATTTTGAAGAATATCACTGTGAACAAGAGGAAGTCATCGCTGGAATTAACATTTCAAATACTTTCAAACTATTGAAGACAATTACAAATAATGATGTTCTCACAATTGAAATTAATTCAAAAGAATTTATGGATATTGAAATTACAAGTGAATCTAAGAAGACAAGTACAAAGTTTCAATTAAAACTTCTTGATATCAACGAGAGTAGAATTGAAGTCCCAAGTGTCACGATGACGAGTGTGACCACCCTCCCATCTGCGGACTTTCAGCGTCTCTGCAGAGACATGTCAAACATTGGTCAAGATATTGAAATTACCCGTATCGGTAACGAACTTCGTTTACGATGTGAAGGAGACTTTGCCAACCAGGAAACCTCTATTGAGACCCCCGAGGAAAGTCCAGAAATCACAGGTCTCTATTCTTTGCGATACCTGAATATATTTACAAAGGCGACGAGTATGTGTGCGTCTGTGCAAATTATGCAGGAAGAGGGAAATAGATTCTTGATCCTCAAGTACAACGTGGCAAACTTGGGGGAGCTAAAGTTTTACCTCGCAACTAAGGTATCCGAAGATCAGTTGTAGAATCTTCCAATGTGAGTAGTACCTTTTTCATACCTAATGTATTTAAAAGTATTATCTTTGGAAGCTTTTTATTCAATGTTTTAGATGTGTAATATAAAAAATCCTTGAGTGGAACATCTTGGTCATGAAAGTCATTTCTTGGTCCTGCGTATCTTTTCACCTTTTCAGTAATGTTTACTTGTGGTTTATCGTCGTGATCCACAATCCATACACTACTCAAAGGAATACTAAAGTTCATACCCTCTTTCTCATCTTGCCCTGGAATGAAATTAATATCTTTAGAGATAGCCTTGTACACCTTGCCTCCGTACCAGTATTTTACACGAAGAACGAGGTTCTTAACATTTTGTGGAACAACTGTGTATCTGAATGGTCTACCCATCACAGACACATAGAACTCATCAAGAATGCCATCCCAGTCTTTACTTTCCTCCTCCCAGAATTGATCCTCTATGTGATACTTCATCCTGTAGTCAACCCTATACTCCAATTCTTCTGAAATTATTGTATAGTCCCTAGGTGTTGTTAACCTTTTGTAAAAATATAAAACATTACTTAAAAGTTTGAACAACATTCTTAATTATAATGGAGGGAAACTTTTTAAGTAGGTATAAAAATAAGGTTGAATATTGGACCAACCTCATTGAAACCGATCCCACCAATAAAAGGGGGTACGAGGATGAAATGTCCGACTATATGATTAGATGTATGCCTTATATGAACCAATACGCAGATGATATGGAGGAGTCAATAAATACTGATAATGTTTTTAATGTCAAAGAAACTGTTGGTATTCAAAGAAAAGATATCTTCACGGACTATTTAGTGGAAGTAGAAAATCAGAATATAAATAGACCTAAGCAACGGAAGGTGGAACAATGTGAATCTTGTTCATCTAGTAATGTAATCCACATTCAAGACACGAGTGAATTGGTGTGTGACTCCTGTGGTTTAGTATTAGCATGTCTCATCAGCGAAGAGTTAACCTATAGGGAAGAGCAGGAAACATCAGAAAAGATTGTCAATTATAGTTACAAAAGGGAGAACCACTTCAATGAATGGTTGAGTCAGTTTCAAGCACAGGAAATGACTACAATACCAGACGAGGTCATGGAACAATTGAGGTCTGAACTCAAAAAGATGAAAATTAAGAATCTTGATGAAATTACCCACGCCAAGATTCGTGGACTTCTCAAGAAGTTGAGACTCAACAAGTACTATGAGCATGTGCCGTATATAACGAATATTCTTAATGGTATAAAAGCACCAAATATGCCACAAGAATTAGAAGAGAGATTGAGGATCATGTTCAAAGATATCCAGAAGCCATTTGACGACAATTGCCCCTCAGAGAGAAAGAACTTTCTTAGTTATTCATATGTTCTCTACAAATTCTGCGAACTTTTAGGGGAGGATGAGTACTTGCAATACTTTCCCCTACTCAAATCCAAGAGCAAACTTTACGCGCAGGATCAGATATGGCAGAAAGTTTGTCGCGATTTACAATGGGAATTCATCCCCACGATATAGTAATGATGAAAGAAAATTGTCCTAACTTTGATGTATGTGGTAAAACCATGTACTTGGGATTGAAAGTATGTAATTCATGCTTTTGGAGATTTGAAAATCAAGTTCTTGATTTTAAGGATGACATAGAGTGTCTACTCTGTCTTAACATCAAGAAATGTGTAAAGTTTAGGAAATGTCCTCACTACGCATGTCTAACATGCGTCCCAAAGTACCATAAATGTCCAACATGTTTCATACTTAAAGAAGCTGACACACAAGTGAATAATGGATGAACATCAAAAGTTCTGTATAGAGGAAGCCAAATATCATCTAAATAGAGCCAACGAACTTCTCACAGATGGTCTTCAAGATCCAAAAAAATACCACGATGAAGCTCGAGAATTTTATGGAATATTGACTAAGATGTTTCCTCTAATGATCCTAATGCAACAATGTGGCGGACCTCAACCTCTCGGTTCGGAAACGGGGGATAATTTATCAGATACGCTCTCTTCAACCCAGTCAGATGAAGATAGTTTTGTGCCTGTAAGTCCGCCGCATCGTTCAGAGTCTTAATCGCTTTGAACTCCAAGATTGTCTCATTGTTAATAATAATGTCGGCTCTCAAGTTCCCAATCACATGACCCTCAAATGGGATTGGAACGATGCGCTCACTCTCATATTGAACACCATATTTTCGTAGAAGTACCTCCATAGCATTGTGGTATACTCTCTCACTGTAACCAGCACCCAGTTGAGAATATATTTGTTTGGCGAGTGACTCCACGTCTAACATATTTTACTTTTTACTTTTCGCTTTAACAACCTTATTCCTCAAATTGGGTGTCAAATTGTACCCAGTCATATTCTTGAAGGCTCTCGTATTACCAGCCAAAGCTGCCGCCCTCGCCATTGTGGCAGACACGGCACCCGGTGTTCGCGAAACAGCAACCTTCTTAAAGTTGAGAAACTTGAAACTGTTTTCACGATTGGCACCCACCACCATGATTGAGTTCTTATTGAAGTTTTGAGCAATCTTGGCTATACTCCTGTCCTTCGCAGAAGTCAATATGGTGACACCTGGAAACCAACGACGCAAAATACGCACTTTGTTCTCCACTGGAAGGGGGTTCTTGGCGTTTCCATATGAGTGTGACACAACAACCACGGGTGTCTTGTTTGTACGCCTCGCGGTCTCAATGACTTGTTCAATCATAAGGCGGTGTCCCTTGTGTGGAGGATTGAAGCGTCCATAGGTGAATACAACTGACTTCATTAATAATGTCGGAGAATATAAATGTGGACCTGGTGGCCATTCAAAAATATCAAAATATCTACATCAAAATCTATGAGCTACTTGTGGGGTGAATGAATTAAAGAATAGCTTAGATTCTAAATATATGAATATAAACTACATAGATTTATGTTCGGGAATCGGTGGTTTTAGAGTTGCCATCGAAGATTTTCAGAATGAAAGTTCAAATATTAATTTCAATTGTGTTTTGTCTGCAGATATTAAACAAGATGCTATCGATACATACAATTTGAATTTCAACGAACACAATGAAAAATGTGACATATATTCACTTGAAGTTGAAAAAGTGAAACCATTTGATTTATTATGTGCCGGATTTCCGTGTCAACCATTTAGTACAGCTGGACAAAGAAAGGGGTTCAGTGATGACAGAGGTGGTATGATTTTCAAGATAATGGAACTATGCAAATATCATAAACCAAAATATATCTTATTAGAAAATGTTTATAATTTATTAACAATTGATGGAGGTAAGTGTATACAAACTATAATTCAACTGTTTGAAGAATTGAATTATAATGTTTACTATGAAAAATTGAATTCAAAAGATTTTGGATGTCCACAATCGAGAGAAAGAGTGTATATCATTTGTACATTGAACAAATGCTTGGACTTTGATAAACTTTTTACACTTTCATCAAAAAAGGTGTTACGTGATGTAATAGATTATAACGATAAAACATCTAATATAGATGCAAATTTCATACAAAAACTAATAAAGTTAGCAAAAAACAGAGAAATACAAGGTTGTAAAATTTCAGATAAAAGGGGTGGTGATAATAATATTCATTCATGGGAACTTGAATATAATGGACATATCACAAACGATGAAATCAATCTAATGAATAGTATTATGTTAGAACGTCGTAAAAAGCACTGGGCTACAAAGAAAAATATAACGTGGATGGACGGTATGCCACTTACATACGAGGATATACAAACATTTTTTAAACATGACGCATTACGAGAAATGTTAAATAACTTGGTTTCTAAAAAATATTTACGTTTTGAAAAATGTAAAGATCTGATTAATGGAAAACGTGTTTATAAGGAAGATAGTGAAAGTGGATATAATATATGTAAGGGTAAATTGAGCTTTCCAATCAGTAAAATATTACACCCAAATGATATATCCCCAACTTTAACGGCAACCGATTCAAATAAGCTTGCGGTAATTATTGATAATCAGGTAGTTAGGACACTAAATACACTAGAGTTAATAAGAATTTGTGGGTTTCCAGATCATTATAAAATACCCGAGCACGTGAATTCGTACGACCTATTCGGGAATATGGCAACACCTCCAGTCATCAAAGAGTTGCTCAAGCTGTTGTTCAATTAATTGAATGTACTTTTCAGAATTATCAAACGGAAATGCTCGTATAAGTTTTATTAGAGATTCCATGAAACTTTTACTTGTATTATCCACTTTAAAATATCTACTTGATGTAGGTCGCAAATTGTGGATTTTTCCGTATTTTACCTGACACGATACCGGATATTTCGTATTTAATGACACAATTTCCCATACCCGTTTAATATAATGATTTTTTATTATGATATATTCATCTTCCATATTATACTCAAAAATCACATATAGTGTGTTGTATAACTTTCTATTTACACCCCCGGGTTCAGATAAACTGTGTATATATGAATAGAAATTACCTATATCAAATCCAGGAGAACTTTTAAATACTTTCAATTCTATTTCGGTATCTCCGTAAAAAAAGTCGGGACTTTTTTGTTTGGGACCGCGTTTGAAATCTGTAACATTTCTGCACATGTAATCGCCGAAAATTTCTTCCAATACATCACCAATTGAATTTACATCGCGTATGTCTCCACTTTGAATGATACCACCATTTTCGTCTATACACCTGTACAAATGTTTGAACTTTAGACTACTAAATTTATGAATAGCTTCGTACATGCGAAAATTAGTGTGCTACACACCGACTTAGGTAATAAAATATTAGTAAATGTTATATGGCCACATAGGCCCAACCCACCTGTGAATTCGTGTACCGCGTTTCCTCCCTTGAAAAAGTCGTCGATGGTGATACCATTGATGTGTGCACTCGTCAACGGGTACGTCTTTTAGGTATTGATACTCCAGAGTCGCGCACATCAGATTCTGAAGAGAAGAAGTATGGTCTCCTTTCCAAGAAGAAGTTGAAGGAATGGTGTCTCAAGGCGATTGCATCCGATAAGGATGATATTGAGATTGAACTCAGATGTCCCGAAAAGGACTCTCGTGGTAAGTTTGGGCGCATCCTCGCAGAGGTGTGGGTCTCCGAGGATGGTCAATGGACGAATGTTAACAAGTGGATGTGGGTCAAAATAAGAAAGATGTGGAAGCTCTCCACATGATTAACCGTGAAAGAGTTGCTCACGAATTATAAGGATACTTATGTACCCATAAATTACAAACCCACTTTTCCCCAGACTTTACAGGTTTCCCACCATGTAAAGCCTTGGATGTCATGAGTTCATAATTGTCAAGGGTGTGAAAAAGGAGAGCATCACCCGCTTTCAGCTTGTACTTCTTCTTTAGATTGGGGAACTCCGTTTCACCCTCTTCATAGTCGTCATTGAGAGCCAATATCACTGTGTACATTCTCTTATTACCTTTGGTGTCACTGAATGTATCTTGGTGGGGTCTATAATGACCACCCGGTTTGTAACGAAGAACTTGGAGATGTTCGCAGTTCATAATGGGTCTATCTGTGAGGGACGCGCATCTACGAGCGACACGCATCACCACTGGATCCGTAAAATCAAGCCACGCAGTTTCACTGTCTCGCACCTTTTTATCAACTACCCGATTTTCGGCGATAGTAGAGACATCTAACTTTGTTTTAGCCTTTTCCATGATATGTTTCCTTTCATCTTCTGTCAGAAAGTTTGGAATGACACGAGGCTCTTGGTATGTTGGTAATAGGTATAAGACTAAAAGTGTGAGAGCCAATACAAGTAGTATCATCTTACTTATTACATAGATCTTTATATTTTGTATACCGCTCCTCGATTGGCACCACCAGCATACAAATCCTCCCATTTATAGGGCCCCACACAATGTGCGTTTGTACCACCAGCTAATTCGGTACCTTCCACATCACCTTTACATTCCCGGTTAAGAATAGTTTGTGCCTCCGAAATATCATTGGCACAGAATACTTCAAAACCATGTTGGTTTGGACATTCGAGACTCATATATTCAAAATCTGAACACGCGTTGCGAGCTTGGGCTTCTGTTTTCCAACGACCTCTACCTTCCCATCCCATTTCATCACGGCGACGTGTATTCACACACTTAAGCATACCTGTTGGTACATCACCTGGGGTTTCGTCCGATGGTGGGTTAATCACATCAGTTTCATGGAGTCGGGGGGCTGGAGGATCTGAATTTTGTGGTTCGCTAACTTCCAGAACTATTGGGGGTTCCGTAGCCGACGGTCCTGGCGCCGATGGTTCCGTAGCCGACGGTCCTGGAGCTGACGGTTCTGTAGCCGACGGTCCTGGTGCCGACGGTCCCGGTGCCGACGGTGCCGAAATTGGATCAATTGTAGGTTCTTCGCCACCCATCATAAGAATTATGGTAGTAACTATAACAATTACAATCAGAACGACACCACCAATTATAGGTGCACGAGACATTTCGTTATACTTATTACATAGGAATTAATTTAGACAAGTCGTTAACCTTGTGAACTATATTGAAAAACTCATCTCTTGACTTGACATCTTGAGGATTGATAATTTCAAATTCAATTTGATATGAACATTCTTCTTCTGAATCCATATCAACATTATCTCCGGAAGAAATGGTCATGTCAATACTGAGATTTTTGCGAATGAACGAGTGTCTAGTTTTCGTTCTCTTACGGTCCATTTCATATTCACCCCAAGTTGGAATTTCACGAGCAACACTAAATCTCAAGTCCGTGGGTGTACCTGTGAAATCCTCTTTGACGACATTAATTTTCTGAATCATCTTTTGTTCGCCGGTATCGTGGTTAGATGTAATTCGGATTCCATTCTTGTCGCTATAGAAAATATCACATGTTGATGTTTGGATGTTTTCCCACGCTACGAATTTACGAAGACCCTCAAGAACTTTCTCAAAGGTTTCTTTGCCAACATTCGTATCAAAGAAACTTCCATTATACTTTCCGAGACGCATCTCTACCTCTATGTGTTCTTCATCCTTATGGGAATCAAACACGGGCAAAAGTTTTTCAACGATAGCTTTGATGTCGTGCATTTTTTGCTTACATTAATGGTACGCGGCATTTTCTTAAGTGTTTTTTATACACAAAATGTAATGAAAGGTTTTTTAAACCTCGGAAATACATGTTATTTTAACACAGCCATACAATGTCTCCTACACATACCAGTTCTCTCAAACTACTTTTTACAGAAAGGGTACGAGGGTGAGTGCGAGTTTACAAAATTATATTTCACACTCGTTCAATTTTATTGGACTTCTAAAGAAAAGGGTCTTGTTAATCCACGACCAATATTACAACAATTTTATAAACATTTTCCAAGATTTGAAAATAAAGATCCCCACGATGTTCAAGAAGCTATTCTTTGTATCATAGATATATTGGAAAGATCGTGCCCAGAAATCAAGCAATGGTTTTATGGAAAAAAGACACAAGAAACAATTTGGCCAGGTGGTAAGTCCACTTCAACGGAGGATTTTAGTATTCATTTAGTAACATCCCATGGTAATGATTTGGGTGAGATGCTCATAAAGAGTGCTGATTGGAATGTGATTGAAAATTTTGAAGACACAGAGGGTAAAGTACACAATGTTGCGACGACCCGAATGGTATTTTCAAAACTTCCACAAGTTCTAATGATTTCATTTGATAGAAAAAGTAACATAAACATTATTGAAAAAATATTAATAGAAAAATACGAATATGATCTAATAGCGAGTGCGGTTCATATAGGTATTCAACAAGATGGTCACTATGTGAGTTTTGTGAAGCACACCGATAAATGGTATTACATAAATGATGATTTTGTAAATGAAGCCAATCTTCCTAATTCTGGGGGGCATTATGTTCTGGTCTACAATCTAAGAACTCCTTCATCTGAATGTCCTCCTTAATGTTGACGATCGTCCTATAGAATGTTCTTCTATTGTTTGGGTGCGTCTTATCTCTTCGTCTTTTGAGAGGCTTCCACCAAAGGGGTCCATCTTCCCATGTAATGTACATACACTCAACTATGGCACCCTCTTCAAACCATGGTTCGTTCATACGGCTGAGAGGAAACTCGCTTTCGTAAAACAATTTTCCCTTTTCTTGGACATATAGTTTCCAAACTGGTTCTCCCTTTAGACCAACACCTTTGAAACTTTCTCCCCTCTTCATTTGGAAATCAACCGTATTCTTCTCTCTCGGTTTCCATTTGAACATCGTCTCATGTGTACCCATTTTCATCATTTCGTACACAGGTGTAAACACGAGACCATCCACCTTTTGTGTGACTTTGGGAAGATACTGATACATGAAGTGATCAAACTCTTTCATCGCCCAGAATGTTTTCATTTGAAGACGATGTTTATCATACTTCATATAAATGATAAACTTCAATAACTTTTCAGCTTCGGCGAGTCTTTGATATAAGTTGAGATGACCCACAGGTATTCCGTTAATGAGAAGGGCGTCATATACCATGAGTGTATTATCATAGAGTTCTCCGTCTAAAATTGTACCCTCGTAAGCTTTCTTGTTAAGATTTATCTTAACCTCAATCATATTGAAAGCTCTATTTACAAACACACACTTTGGCTTCCCTTCAAATGTAGTGGCAACCATCATGTGCCTCTCACCATCCGTCTTTTCACAAACAACATATTCACTACCTTTGAGAATTGGAAAGTGTTTATACTCAATGGATATGGGTTGTGGGCCAGGGAAATAATCCTTGCTTCCCCAAACACGATGAATGAATTCTACAACGTGTTTGTGAAGTGGAGACGACATACACTTAATATTGGTTTAAACTTTAATTGGTTTTAACACCTGCGGCACCTAATATATTGCTAATACATTCATGTGGATAAGTCATGGTTAACTTAGATGCTGTAAATGCATAAATCTTCACACCTTGCTCCTTCAATTTATCAAACATCTTCACGTGAAGATTGAAGTTACCCTTTTTATCTTTCGCATTTTTCATGACATTCTTAGAAAACATGACCCAAGATTTCGCTTCAGTACTTGTGACCGAATAAATATCAGTTGAAATCTTTTTTCCTACTTGTGTATCAAAGTTAAGACCCATTTGTGATACAGGTTCAGACGAACCCTCCCGGACTTTGTGTTTGAAGAGACCCCAATCAATACCTTCCTTAACACCCGGAAAAACGAGAACACCGAGACCCTCGTGACTCTCAAAAATTTGCTTGACAGACGCATCGTCAACACCAATCCCAAAGTCAATGAAGAATAAACGATCACACTTTGACAAACACTTTTGAATCATTTCAATTTTTTCAAATGGGTCGTCATTTACATAGACAATCTCATTCTGAACATTATTTTGAAGACAATGAATGTTAAGTTTGAGAATTGTGTGAAGTGTCTTTACCGAACAGGATTTTGAACGAGTTGTTACAACTGTACAAATCTTCATATTACAAGTATGTGTGGTCTAAGCCTTAAGCCTGTCATTGAGACAGCCCATAAATGGAAGATTTCCTATATGTCCTAGGGTTGTGTTGATATCTGCATAGATCTTACCGTCACATTGTTGCCACCGGCGACAGAATGCATAATCTTCCGAGAGATACCGCTTTGACCCAGGGTCAATCATACAGTCAAAACATGCGTGGTAGTCATCAAAGTCCCTATTTTGATGATCATTTTTACACCATAGTTCAGGGAACTTTTCCTCTATCTTTTTGAAAACTTCTCTCTTAATACACATAAACCCCGTTGGTCCATCAAGAATTGGAATGAACCCATTCTCAACAGCAATACGCTGAGCCCCAAAATTGACAACAAGACTTGAGGAAAGCATCGCCATATTACGATCGTCCCCTTTCTTAACAGCTTCAGCTGCTTGATCCCACATCACAACCTTTTTGGGGTAACAAGCAACACTGATATCATGCCCCGAACGCACGAGACGAACAACGGAGTCTGCCTCAAAATCCACATCTGCATCAATAAACATGAAATAGTCGCATTCCGTTTTTTGCATGAAGCGACCAACCGCGACATTTCTTGCGCGGTGTACAAGTGATTCATTTTCAGTAGTATCAAGGTACAATTGAATTCCTTCTTTTATAAGCAAAAGTTGAAGCTTGATAATACTAGACATATATCTTTCTAGGCAAAGACCCCCATAACATGGCGTTGATAGGAACAACTTCATTTATTACAATAAACCCTTAACCTCTAAGTGTTTTTTAATAATGTTTTCTATTTTGTTTAGTGTTGGTACAGACACCGAACACTTTTCACACACCTGCGCCTTTGTGATGCTAGAACCTAGTACTATGTAAATAATCGCGGACGCTACACTGTTGGGGGTCTTGCTCATGAGTTCCACACAATCATCAGTCGCCCCACACATTTTGTTACACTTGTATCTCTCCTCCCTAGATATATCAAAACCATTGAGAAGTCTTTGCATAACATCATATGCCTTCGTCACATAGTTCTTTTCTGTAACACCCATTATCGTATCCTTGAATATCTGTGTGGTTCGGCTAATATCTTTGGATTGAATACCAAACATATCTGCAACCTCTTTGGTAGTTCTAGGAAACTGTGCCAAACGGCATGCGTACAAAACACAATTCGCTTTGATACCGAGTCTCACCGCACCGCGTGTCAACTTCTCATCGTTGAACTTTCTATACATCATTTTCGCATCCTTGAGCACTGTATCTGGAAGAGTGTGACATGCTTCATCTATATCTTTGTACGCATGAAACAACGACCGATCCTTGTGGTTCATGGACATGTGGAAATTAATCTTTGCCATTCTCTTGTTTTCATAAGTTGAAGAGCGTTGTGTTGAAATAATAGTACCCTTACCCCAATTTTGGGAAAAGAGTTCGGGGTTTGGGTTTGGGTTGCCGCATCTAGATGGATCATTCACTCGCCCATCATCAGTGATCCCACTTGTCCACTCCGCACTGTCGTCAACAAAGTTATCTTCGATGAGACCACACTCCGAGCAAGTGGGGAGGCCCTCGGGTGAAATAATCTTCACACCCGAGCACTCACGGCAAAAATTGGTATTCACTGGCTTTTGTTCGTTATTTTTTGGTAATAATTGGTCCAAATCGGACCAGATAGCTGCCAGCATCATGGTATGAAACTGGGCTATCTTTTTTAGTTTTCATTATTACGCACCAAAACTTAGGTTATCAGCGTGCGCTTTTGCGAGTGCTTCAATAGCATCAACCGTTTCTTTAAAACTTCTCGCGCCTGGGGATCTTGGCTCCCATGCATTCCATTCCTTGTCTATGGTTTTATAGTCAGAAGGTGGAATGACTTCCCCGTCTATATGATCATCAGGTACAATGAAGTCGTTCATTTCTGAATCACTCTCATCCTCGTCATAAATTTCAGAGTCAGAATCTTCGATATCAATTTCGGAATAAAACGCAAACATGTTTTCACCGAGGGACTTCATCTCGAGATCTTCAAATGTAGTACCACGTGGGTAATGTTCCATCACACTTTCATATGGAGCTGGACTCATCTCACCGTCATCCAACTTATAGACACACGCGGACTTATATATGAGCTCAGTAGGGTTTAGATACCGAACTCCAAGGACCAGGCCAGTATTCATTCCCACAACACTGAACATTTCATCTTCTACATCATCTTCGTTTACTAACAGCTTTACTATGTCATTCTCGATTATTTCTGATGGCACAATCATGCTTAGAGTTTTCGCTCAAAAAATTATCAACGATAATACTACAGATGAAAATCACAATTTATTCGAAGGAAGGATGTCAATACTGCGAACACGCCGTCACACTGTGTGAATCTGAGGGGATGGATTATGAAAAAGTTATGATTGAGAAAGAGGATCTCAAAAAGTTGTGTGACGGTAGACTTGACTCTTACCCTCAAATATTTAGTGACGGACGTCGCATCGGAAACTATTTTGAATTTCAAGAGTGGGTTGAGGAGGAGTACGAACCTCTCCTAGCCCCCACACTAAACAGATTTACTGTGTTCCCCCTGAAGTATCCACACCTCTGGGAACTCTATAAGAAGGCTCAAATGAGTAATTGGACTGCTGAAGAGGTAGATCTCTCAAAGGATTTGGACGACTGGAAGACTCTAAATGAAAATGAAAAGAAATTCATAAAATACATCCTGGCATTCTTTGCTGGATCCGATGGAATTGTTTTTGAGAATATCAATAACAACTTTGCTGATGAGGTGCAATCCTCTGAAGCGAGATCCTTCTATGCGTATCAGTGTCATAATGAAATGGTGCATGGGGAGACATACAGTAAACTCATAGACAAGTATATTAAGGATGGTGCTGAGAAGAAGCAGCTCTTTGAAGCCATCCAAACAGTTCCATGTATTCAAAAGAAAGCGGATTGGGCTATGAAGTGGTTTGATACAAAGTCGCGTTCCTTTGCTGAGCGACTCTTCGCATTTGCGTGTGTTGAGGGTATCTTCTTCTCTGGTTCCTTCTGCGCTATTTATTGGCTCAAGAAGCGAGGTCTCATGCCAGGTCTCTGCTTCTCCAACGAGCTTATCTCTCGTGACGAGGGACTCCACCAAGAGTTTGCGGTGGAACTTTTCAAATTATTGCGTATTAAACCAACGACTGAGACTATTCATTCTATTGTTAAGGAAGCCGTTGAGATTGAGAAAGGATTCATATTGGATGCCCTTCCATGCGCTCTCATCGGTATGAATTCTGAAAAGATGTCCGAATATATTGAGTATGTATCTGATAGATTGTTGAAGCAGATCGGGGTGCCTCCAATTTGGAACTCCAAGAATCCATTTGACTTCATGGAGAATATTAGCCTCGACGGGAAGACAAACTTCTTCGAAAAGAGGGTTGGTGACTATGGCAAGATGGACGACACTTCAGATGAAATTGGTTTTGATGAAGACTTTTAAAGATTAGACACAAATATCTAGTAAGCACGCATGTACGCAATTCTACAATCAGTGGTTGGCGGACCCGGACCTCTCATTGTCGAATATAATGGTCAAATGTTTATTGAAAATTGTTGGACTATCACCAATAAACATGTGGAAAACATTCACAATAAATTGAAAATGTTAAATTTTTCTAAAATTGAACAAACTAGCGATCGTTCATTTATTCTTACATAGAGGAGTTGAGATCCAACGACTCGAGTTCGAGACCGGTATCTTGGAATGGAGTATCAACCATACCAGGCTTCATCACAACGTCCACTTGACGAATTGGTGGGACTGGTTCAGTTGTTTCCGTTGTTTCTTTAACTTGGCGCACGACTGGTAAATCCTTCTTGACATTCATCATACCCCACACGACGAGGATGAACACAAGGGAGTGTACAAGGAGACCCATGGTTGATGGGCAACCGTTGGGGGTCGCGATGCGTGGACCGAGAACTCGCCTGACGAGACGGAAAGTTTCTGGATTCGCGATGATGAAAAAGGTGAGACCAGAAATGAGGGAAGTCACAAACTTCTCCTGTTGCTTCTGACCATTGCACCCACAGCCGCAGTCTTTAAAAAGACCCATGATTATGTTTACTTTAGTCACACAAAAAAAATGTTAAGTGACTATAAATGTCACAGGTTGCCATCATTGGTGTACTTGGCTTAATGATATGCTGTTCAAGTTCATCAGCTGCAGCTATGCTCATGATGGGCGGTGATGATGACACCTCCCCATCCCCAGGACCCTCGTCCACAGGACCAGCTCCTCCAACCGAGTACAAGTATGAGTTTATTAAAAATGTTGAAAGTTCTCATACAGAAAACTTTAACGTCCACATAACCGATATCCGTGTGGGTGGTACACGTATCACATCCGATCAGATACAACTTCATGAAGAACCAGAACACGCAAAATGTAACAGTAAGGCGAATGGCTATGAATGTGAAGGTGACAACTATGGTCTCAATGACCCAGAACCAGCCAACCCAACTTATGCAGACCTGACCTGGTCTGCGTGGAAAGAAGGACAAATACCAGTTGGTTCAAAGGTGATGACTATCACAACTTCATCAAAGGTTAAGGAATTTGAGATTGATTATTTCAGACCGAAGTATGCCCCTGGATGGATTATTAAAGAAAATGGCAAAGAAGTCCTCAAAGAAACTGCGAATGGTGGTTCGGGAAATAGCCCCTATCCAAAGACTATAAAGTACACTATCCCATAAAAATTGACTTAAAGTCAAGCCTCCTAGTAGATATATAATACCCACTACAAATGTCGCTTGCTATCCAACGATCCTCTGAATTTTCTGCCTCTTCTGTAGGCTTTTCAAAACTCCGTAAGAATAAGAATGGCGGTAAGACCGTCTACTTGAACGGTGGCGACAACAAAAAACTCTACCTTCAACTCCCATTCATGCGTTCCCCATATGGACTCAGTGCGTTCACTGACGAAGGCACTGGACGTACTACTTATTCTCTTGACCTCAGCTTTGACTCTGATAATGCTGAAGCGATGGACCTTCATGACAAGTTGAAGGAACTTGATGAAATCATCGTCAACACTGTCGCCGAGAACTCCAAGGAATGGCTCGGTAAGGAGTTCAATGTCGCGGTTCTCCGTGAAGCTCTCTACAAGCCAATTGTGCGCCCAGGTAAGGAGCCATATCCATCTACCCTCAAGCTTAAGATTGCCACTAAGCCGGATGGTACTTTCGTCCCAGAAGCTTACAGTATGCAAAAGGAACGAGTCACCCTTGATACTATTGAAAAGGGACAAAAGGCTATGGCTATTGTTGATGTCAGTTCCATTTGGTTCATTGACAACAAGTTTGGTGTGACGATCCGTCTTCAACAAGCTCTCCTTGAGCAATCCACCAAGCTCCCATCCTTTGCTTTCCAAGGTCTTGACCTCCCAGAAGAGGATGAGGTTGACGAAGAAGAAGAGGAAGTTGAAGTAGACGAAGAATAAATAATTAAATTGTAATCAAATAATTCCTCAAATTTGATATGAAACTTATGAATCAAGTTACATATGAAGTTATTCTCTCAAGAAGAATTAAGATAGATGTTGTCACACCTAAGTAATCTATATTTCAGTAGATATCGTAACAGAATGAATTTCATTGAGAATCAAAAGGATCTTACAGAAGTTATCAGGGATGGAGATGCTATCACTCTCATGAAAATGGAATGTGAGATTGTAGAATATGTGGATTATGTGATGCTCAATGAAGGGGATGAGGAAGAATACTTAACTTTTCTGATTGCACAACATCCGGACCACAATGAAGCGTATCATATGTACCAAGCTTTTAGAAAGGTGTGTAGAAAAGAGTCACAATATCACTGGCACGAAATTATGAAGGTTATGGGTCGTTCAGTCATGTGTGGTGCTGTCGTGAGTCAGAACTTAAAAGTGCTTGAACAAGCCATATTTCATATGGATGAGAAAGAATTAGAAGATCTACTTCATGATATAGATGCCCCAGAAGTTTCAAAGTGGTATGATGAAAAATTTATAGTAACCTAAGTCACACTTTGTAATAACAAAATCAAACCAAAAATGGAAGCAGTGCGAGCCATTCAACATGGTGACGCCGCAATTCTTTGCGCCAACGAACACCAAATCCTCTATGAAATTGAATTGAGAGTTGAGGATTGTTCCACTGAACATGAAGATTATATGACATACTGGATTGCGTCACACAAAGACAAGGAGGTTGCCACTGAAATGTTTGAGGTTTTCATGAATACATGTTCAACTGCGTTCAGTCTTCATAAGTATGAAGAAATTATGGAGCTCTATTCGTACCCAACTATGGTGGGTGCGATCGCAAATGAAAACATAGACATCATAGAATACGTCATGGGATATCAAGGAAAAGATGCCCTCTCAGAGGAAATATACGCTCAATACGGAGACGAAGAGTATTGGCCGGAGTCACTCTTGACGTGGTATCGTAGAACTTTTTCTTAGTTTGTAATAAGTATGGCGAAGCTTGCGGACCTTGTTCACATTGCCAACAATGCCAAGACCAACGCTCAGAAGAACGCAGTCGGCGAAGAAGTTAAGAAGTTGATACGCGGACGAAAAGCGTGCTACCCGGAAAAGGAATTTTTTACAAAAGTCCAAACGAATCCACTCATAATTAATAAGGCTACTACCAGACTCCGGGCGATTGGGGAGGGTGCACATGGTACAGTTTTCTATGGATGTATCGATGATGAATGCAAAACCCAAGTTGCGATCAAAGAGACGACTGAAGAGACTGCTCGAATGGAATTTCGTATAGCGGAAAAACTGAAGGGTATGGGTGTGCCTCGTATGTACCACTTTAAATCATGTGATCGTTGGGACATGCTTTATTTTGAATACATCAATGGTCAAAGTCTTCAGCAATGGATGAAAAAGGATCAAAAACCCGAAGCCTATCGCTCCTTAATTTCACAACTTATCAGGAACTTGAAGAGAATCCATGAGAAGTACCCAAAGTTTAGACATCATGATCTTCATTGGAATAACATTCTTGTATTGGAAGGTAACAAACCAATCATAATTGATTTTGGTCTTTCAACAATCGAAGGTATTAGAAATCCAAATGTCACAAGTGGAGAATACAAAAATGACGGTATTTATGTGGGATCACACTACATGTATGATGTTCATTACATTCTCAACATCATTTATCGCTACACAAAATTTACAAAAGTTAGGGGATTTATAAGGGACTTGTTTCCAGAAAAATACCTTGGTTCAACCAATTCATATATTATATCTGGGCGTCTGAGACCTGGTTTGAAACATAATGATCTTCCAACCTATGATCAAATTTTGAATCACCCATTCCTTCAATCAAAGAAGAGAGGTAGCATTCTTAAAAGAGTTATACCTAAAAAGAAGGTTATGACACCCAAACCACAACCAAAGGTTGTCGCCAAACCCGCCACCAGTAGCGCCATTCGCCGTGCCAAGGCTGTCCTCGAAAAGGAGGCTGCTAAAAAGAAGGTTCCACCAAAGAGACCACAGATTCGCGGAAGAGATCCATCTACTGAAAAGAAAGTGGCGACACCCAAACCAAAACTAAGAGTTTTCATAAACAAGAACGGCGACCTCAAAATTGAAAAGAAGAAGTGCCGTCTCTACAAAAAGGAAGATTTGGTTAAGATGTTCA